TTCCTCGTGTATCTTCAAAACCTCGTCTGTTTCCTGCAATAGAGAAAGCTTGGCACGGAAATCCTCCACAGATAACGTCCACACGTCCGATTCCTCGAATAGACTCATCTGATACCGTTGTGATGTCATGTAGTTCAATCTCTCCCTCTGTATTATGAATAGCCTTATAACTGGCTCTTGCGAATTTGTCTATTTCACAAAATCCTATACATTCATGACCAGCGGACTCCATTCCTAAACGAAATCCACCGATACCAGCAAATAAATCTAAAAATTTCATTCTTTTATTTTCAAAAAAACGCGACTGCCTTTGTGATAATTGGCTAAATACGGGCAGTCGCTCGTCCAAGGTCACATAACCTTTACTGACGTTTTCTAGTTCGCAGTTTTACAAGAATACACGGCTTGTTTATTTTTGAATTGTTTCCATTTTGGAAATAGTTGGTTTTGGGTTATTTTGATTTTTCAACAGCAAACATATCCTCGAATTCATCTGTCTGCTCTTTGAACTTCATCGGGCTGTCCCCTCTGAAATAAAATCCATTGTCATCCAATTCGCCTTTGACTCCCGTCGCCCAAGACAAGAAAATTGAGCCTTGGCAGTCAGGACAATTCATGAATGTAAAGTAAGATGGGACTTTCCACCGCTTCGCACATCCACAAAACGGGCATTGCAAATCAACATCTACCTTCTCGCTTGGTTTCTGCGAAATCGCTGTGCTTCCGCTAAATTTTGCAGATAACTTGTCCTTCGCTGCTTTGATATTGACAGGATCAATTTCAGCTAACTTCTCAGCATCAATTTTTAAAACGGCCCCTGCATTCTCGGGCTCTTTCTGACTTAAATCCTCAAGAATTTCGTCAGACCCTGTGATCATCTGATAGGCTTTGAATAAGGTTTGATAATCAAGTTCCTGCGCTCGTTCAAAACTCAATTTTACGTCATCTTGTTCAATATAGATTTTCATTCTTTCCTCGCTTTTTCTAAAAGATTACTACCCATTTTTCGGTAATATGATGGGTTCTTGCATATTCTTTCACAGCCATTTCTTCGGCTTGGGTTCGACTATATGCCAAAACATGATAGAAAGCCTGTGTCTGTCTATTGACACCCCAGTTACACCTAATCTCATAGAATTTCAACTCTTTATTGCTAGACCAAAAGTGGGATGACCGCTTGCCTAGCTTGTATGTTTCTCTATCGACTCTCATAATTTGGGGATCAGTCATCAGACCACCTCCACACGTTGACTCAGCGCTTTCGTTTTGCAGTATTCGCAATGACCGCACGGCTTCGCCTTCTCTTCGCCTCGCTTGACCTTATCAAGATGCTGAATCAGCATAGACAGCTCAGTCAGCTCATAGTCGAGTTTTTCCTGCGATTGGAAAACAATCGCCCGGGTATCAGGCGTCGACTCTTTCGTCACTGCGTAAATAATAGGGGTGAACTCTTTGCCGTACTGATTTTCCAGCATCTTCTTGTAAGCAGCCATTTGAAGGACATATCCCCAAGCCTCGAACCAGCGGACTTGAATATTTCGTCCGCTTGCTTCATCCTGAACCCAGACCATACTATCAATGTCAGATTTCGTGGTCTTAATATCCACGAAATACCCTTTTTCAACATTGAGGCAGTCAATCTTACCTTTGAATTCCACTCCTTCGATTTCGCCTGTGACAGCAACCTCTTTCTGACCGACATAAAACTCCATAAATTGCTTGTCGGCCTCCAGTCGCTCAATCATGCGCTGGCCGACCAAGAAGTCAGATTTTAACTGACCTTTGGTCTTTCCGGCTTTTGAAATCATGGCATCTGCGTTTTCATCCATAAATTTCTTATGTACTTCTGGACTTTCAAAATAGCTGTGGACCATGTTCCCGACCAAGAGAGCTGTGTTGTCTCTCTGGTCTTCCCATTCTCCTTCCAGCTCCGCTAACGCCCGTGCTTCGCACTCTCTAAATCGCTTATATTGCGAGATAGACCAGTAGCGACGTGCTGAAGCTGCTGAATAGTAGTCTTTACCAAGTAAATCCATTGTCATTCCATTTCCACCCTTTCAGCCTTGCTTGCCATTTCAGGCATTACTCGGACAATAATCCCTAACTCTTGAGAAATAGCCTTGAATTGCTCTTTGACTTGACGCATATTTTTTTCAGGGAAAATAATTTCCATATTTTGGTATCGATAACCATATTTTTTAGCCACATCATCAGAAGCCATATTTTGCGATTTTTGGCCTACTCCTTGTTCGTGGGCACTATTACCCTCCGAACTCGTTTCAGGCTCAAATTCTGGCTGATTCTGAGTGTTTCGTTCTGCTTCCGCTTGAGCTTGTCTCATTTCAGTCGCGTCTGCGTGTAGGATATTGATAACATCCAAAACGGACTTGCCTTCCTTGAGCATGTCAGCGTATTTTTGAGGAGCTAGATCATTATCCTCTGCAATGGCTGTCATTTCCTCGATACGCTTTTTAAGCTCTTCCTCCGCCTTGGCTTTATCAGCTAGGTCTTTATCGTCTAAAATGGCCTGCAGGATATCCTCCAGCTTGGCGCCTCCTTCATAAAGTCGGATATAGACAACTGGGCCGAAGCCTGCCTTGGCAGCTGCTTCTGTTATCTGGATAAGTCCAGCTTCACGTTGTTGTTTCTTTTCTGCTTCTTCTGCGACCAAATCAGCGATCATTTTAGAGGTCGCTTGATTGATTCGCACATTGTCAGCCATGAAACACTTTTTCTTGCTAAAATCGTCAAAGTAAATAGCAAACAGCTTGATATCGAGATCAACTCCGCTATCTGCGATTGCAGATTCAAAAGCTTCTCTGACTGTTTCCTTGCGAGCTTCTGTCGCTCTCTCTTCAAATTCTTTAATCTGATCTTTGATGTTCGTCTGCAAAGTTTTGATAGGGTCCAGTACAGCATTAACCCATGCTTTCACTTCGTCCAACGGATTAGAGTAGTCTTTCAGTTGGTTTTTGAGTTCTTGTTCAATCTGACGTTGCACTCGTCCCAATTCATCTTTAACCTTGGTATCATCTGACAAGGTTTCTTCTGTCACGATATAGCCAGCGTATTTCTTTTGATAAGCTGCTAAAGCTTGTTCCAAAACCTCCTTTCCTTGGATTTCGATTTCAGCCGCTTTCAGGACGAAGCCGACTTCTAAATCTGTTACTGGAACGAGTTCTAGGCTATCTGTTACATCTTTCAATTCTTCAGTCATTCTAGAAATCCTCCCCTTCTAGCATGTCCATTTGGCCGGTTTCTGGCTCTTGGTCGATTACTTCGCCCGTTTCTTGGTCAAAATCTGGGATCTCATCTGCTGGGTATTTTGTATCTGTGGTTGTCAACTCCTGGTTGATAACCTCTTTTTTTGGTTCTTCAGTCACTTCTTCAGAAGCTCCAAGAATGCCGGCCAATGTTTCAGTCTCTTCTCTCACTGGTTCGGCTTCTTTCATTTGACGATCATTGTCATACTCGTCAGCAATTGTGTTATTGATTGCTCCAGCGAACAAGTCACTGTCATTGCTTGTGTTGATAAACATTTTAGCAGCACGATTGATAACCGTTCTCATAGCCATTTGGTCAGGAAAGTCGATTTGGACATTTTTCGTTTTCGCCTTAGACCATGACTTGTCAATTTGTTTTTTAGTCATGACTTCAAAGAACTCTTCTCCATCCGTTCGAGTGATGATGCAATAAGCAGCAATTATTGGATTATCTGCGTTCTGCCAATCCGTCTCATGTTTGACTAACTTCTTACGCCCGTTTTCAACTGATACCTCTAGCGTATCCCCTTCGTAGACAACATTAGCAGTAACGTCTTTCACCTCTTGCAAATCTTTAGTAACTTTAATGGTCCCAAAATAAGACATTCTCAATTGGACGTCAGAGCCATATTTGATAAAGTAACATTGCTTTTTAGCCGGGCTTAGTCCTTGGGTTACCATTTCTAATAACGCGTTATAAACGCTGTCTTGAGTGCATTGCTGGAGCAAATTCCCACTGTTGGAGTTTTTTAGAGCATAATATGCTGAACTGAGTGCATTGCTAACGCTATAATTCGGTGCAATCAGGAGCCCTTCCCCCTTCATCGCTTCGATTCGTGTTGCAACATTTGATGTAACTTGCTTCTGTGTTAGTTCGTTTGTCATTTCTTTCTTCCTTTCGTTCTCTTTAAATTCCAATTTTCACGCTTCAAGCGTCTGTTTGCGTTTTGCAATTTCAAAATAATATTTTGTTGCTCGTTGATAATTTCTCCAAGTTCCTGACCAAGATGAATATACTCGGCTCTCCAATTGTCGATTTCTTCGTGTAGCTCCTGAATCATATTTCATCACCTACATATCGATACTGAC